CGCAAAGCGCAACGTTCAGTTGTTGTTGCAGCATTGAAGAGTGCAGTTGATACCAGCCAAGAAATACGTGATGAAGAACGTCGTAACTTTAACTTAATTGCTTGCCCAGGATATCCCGAGCTGATGAGCAACCTAGTTAACTTAAACATCGATCGTGGTGTTACAGCGTTTGTTATTGCTGACACACCATTACGCTTACCAAGCGATGCTACTTCATTAACTAATTATGGTTCTAATGCAGAACTAGTAACAGACAACAATGATATGGGCATTGTAACGTACGATGAATATCTAGCTGTGTTTTATCCAAGCGGATTTACAACAGATCTAGGCGGTTCAAATGCAGTTGTTCCATCGACACACATGATGTTAAAAACAATCGCACTAAGCGACAATGCAAGTTACCCATGGTTTGCACCAGCAGGTACAAGACGCGGCGGAATTACTAATTCAACATCAGTAGGTTATATTGATGGTGCAACAGGTGAATTCCAAACTGTAGCATTGAACGAAGGACAACGCGATACATTGTACGATCTTAAGATCAATCCAATTACATTCTTTAACGGTGTTGGTTTGATTAATTTCGGCCAAAAAACTCGTGCAAGAAATGCAAGTGCATTGGATAGAATCAACGTAGCACGTTTAACAGTATATCTACGTAGTCAGTTGAATAAACTAGCTCGTCCATATATCTTTGAACCCAATGATAAGATTACCAGAGACGAAATCAAACAGGCCTGCGAGAGCTTGTTGCTTGAGTTAGTGGGTTTAAGAGCACTCTATGACTTTGCAGTTGTATGTGACGAAACCAATAACACCGCAGCGAGAGTTGATCGCAACGAACTTTGGGTAGATATCGCAATCGAACCAGTCAAGGCTGTTGAGTTCATTTACATTCCATTGCGTGTCAAGAACACAGGAGAGATTTAAAAATGGCAATTACCTCATTAAATAATTTATCAGTCCCAACAGCTGGCGGTACGCAAGTACTGTTGATGCCAAAATTAAAGTATCGCTATAGAGTGACTCTTCTGGGCTTTGGTGTTGCGGCCGCTACAGAGCTTACTAAACAGGTCAAAGATGTAACAAGACCAAAAGTAAACTTTGAAGAAATTACATTGGATGTATACAACTCAAAAGTATATCTAGCTGGTAAGCCAACGTTTGAAATGATCACACTAACATTACGCGATGATGCTAGTGGTGAAGTACAAAAACTAGTTGGTCAGCAGATACAGAAACAATTCGACTTCCTAGAACAAGCATCTGCACGTTCAGGTATCGATTACAAATTCACAACACGTATCGAAGTGTTAGACGGCGGCAACGCTAACTTAACACCAAAAATTCTTGAAACAATCAATCTATATGGTTGTTTTGTACAGAATGCAGATTACGGTGAATTAGCATACGGTACTAACGAAGAAGCTACAGTAGCACTAAGCATACGTTTCGATAACATGGAACAATGGGGTGCAGACAAGACTTCTACAAGTTTAGAAGGCGGTATTGGTGCAGCAGTAGGACGTCAGGTTGCTACTCAAGCAATAACAGGCGCACTAGGTACACAAGGCTAATTATTATTAGAATCAAAAAAACCCGATTAGTTCGGGTTTTTTTGTGACATAAATATTAGTATGGCCAATAAATTTACACGTTTTCTCAATGGTGTTGGTAGCGGACTTACTAATCCTAAAGGACTAGTAGGTAACTGGCAGCATGCCACTCGATTATTTGTCGACGACACCTATCGACTATCACCTCGTACGAAATTTAACTATTATGTTAGATTTGAAATAGACAAGACAGCACACAAAGCACCATCATTTACTGCCCGACACGGCGACGAAGTGGGTATGCTAGTTAAGACTGCCGAATTGCCTAAATACAGTTTTGATAGTGTTGTAAAAAATCAATATAATAGAAAAAGAATTGTTTACAAAAACTTTAATTACGAACCAGTGAGTATCACATTGCATGATGATAATGCTGGAATCGTAAACGCATTGTGGGCTATCTACTACGGATATTATGTCACTGATAGACAAAACCCAGTAGCTGCTTACAATGATAACAAATATCGCCCAACTAAAACACCACTAGATAATTTCCGTTACGGTATGGACAACAATATCTCAGTGGGATTTTTTAAAAGTGTTAGTATCTATACCATGAGTCGAAAAAGATTTTTAGGATACACATTGATTAATCCAAGAATCAAATCATGGAATCATGGTTCTATGGATTATGCAGCCAACGAACCATCAGAAAGTACAATGACCCTTGAATACGAAGCGGTAAAATATTCTGCAGGTAATGTGTCAATGAATAATCCTAAAGGCTTTGCCACATTACACTACGATCTAGTACCGAGTCCATTGTCAGTAGCAGGCGGCGGAGTCTCTAACCTATTAGGCGACGGCGGAGTACTAGATGGATTAGAAAGCATCTTTGGCGATGTATCAAATGGATCTACTTTTGAAAGCTTCGGCGGATTCTTAGGTACTGCTATCAAAACTGTTAATACCTATAAAAATTTAAAAGGTCTTACTAAAGACGGTCTTAAACAGGAAGCGATTAATATTTTAAGTAATCCATCTAACATCTCTACAGCAGTAAGCACTGTAGGTGGAGTAGTAGGTGCAGTGTTTCCTAAAAGTTCCACAAATACACAAACTACGCAGGCAACACCCAAATCATTAGTAGGAGATTTTGCGGCTGGCCCGGGAAATGTAGCATAATATGGCAAATACAAATTTACCAGCAATTGCTGTTGAAGACAGTGCTGCAGGAACTAAATTATTTTTTAGTACCTACGGTGAAGAACCGTTAGAATTCAATGCCAATGATGTTAACAGCACTGTAAGTTTTTTTGAAAACAACGGGTTTGAAAAAGATGCAGCATTAACAGTTTCAACTGTGCTACTGAAGCAGGCTAAATTAGACGGAACTCCTATATATCAAATTCTACAGGGTCTTTCACAATTTGACGGACTAGGGCTTAGTCAAGTGGTTGGTGAAATATTAAACAACAATAGAAGTCCTACCAGCACCTTGGGATTTAGAACTCCCGATGTTAAAGTCACACAATCTAGAAATATCGCAGCATAATGGCCAAATTCGCACAGGGTCGATTTGATATGAAAAACCCCGACAAGTATGTGGGGAAGAAAACACCGCTGGCTCGCAGTTCATGGGAATTTGTTTTTATGCGAATGCTTGACGAACATCAAGGTGTCGAAAAATGGGCTAGTGAAAGTATACAGATACCCTACAGAGACCCGCTAACAGGCAAGTATACCATTTATGTTCCAGACTTCTTTATTGTCTATAACGATAAAAAAGGTGGCAAACACGCTGAGGTAGTAGAAGTTAAACCTGAAAGTCAAACAGTGCTAGAAAAAGTAGGCAAGAGCCAATACAATCAGCAGCAGTATGTGAAAAATATGGCTAAATGGGAAGCTGCCAACGCTTGGTGTAAACAACAAGGCCTAAGATTTCGCGTGATTAACGAAGGAGAAATTTTCCATCAAGGCGGTAAACGGAAATAAGTATAGTATGACGAAAAAATTAGAAGATCTGTTTAACCTAGAAGAGTCCAAGCCAGAAGTTGTGGAAGAAATCGTTCCTATCGAGCCCCCCACACATCAGGAAATAGACACACTGGAAAAACAAATACAGGCTGTACAGGAAATCACTAGAGGATTACCGCAGATACAGGAACTAAATGAACTAGACGACAAAGAACTAGATCATCTAGCCACTAAGGCAGAACAGGCCTATGATGATCTAATGGATCTAGGTATGAATGTAGAAGTTCGGTATAGCGGCAGGATTTTTGAAGTTGCTTCTAGTATGATGGGAAACGCTATTGCTGCTAAGACAGCTAAGATTGATAAGAAGCTCAAAGCTGTAGATTTACAACTTAAAAAATTAAAAATCGACAATGATTCTGGTGCAGACCCTAACGATGTTATTAATGGACAGGGCTATGTAATTACTGATCGCAACGAACTACTTAAGAAATTGGGTCAAAAGGACTAAATACTACTATGAAGACATTTAAAGAATATCTTGTTGAAAACAAAAAAGTCTATGACTTTAAGATTAAAATCGCCGGCGACCTGCCTGAGAATTTTGAAAAGAATCTAAAAGAAAAATTAGATCGTTGTGGTGTTATGACTTTTGAAAAAGTTAAAACAACAGCAATTCAAGCATTACCTTTGGACTTTCCAGATCATCCAAATACTACTGTAAGTATTTTTGAAGTCGTCTGTGAATATCCAATTACTGCTCCAGAAATTGTAGCCAGTATTAAAGAAACTGGATTACCAGAAAGTTGTTTCCGAGTTCGTGGATCAAACGAACCTAGCGAACAAGAACAGATATTAGCTGCGGCCGAGCCCAGCGGAGAATCACTGTTAGCTGATGGTCAATACAAAGACGCTGGAAAGATCAAACACAAAGATTATTTCGGCGATGATTTCAACAAGGGATTTTTGAAAGATTTAGCAAAAACCGCTAAAGAAAGAAAAAAAGAAAACGGGCAAGGTGAATATAAACTGCCTAAACATAAACAAGATAAGGAAGGTGCCAAAAGCGCCGTAGGGAGTTAATATGAACTTTAATGATTTGATGGCGAAAATGAGAGAACTGGATCAGCCTGTGCCTGAAACTATTCAAGCACCTGTGCAAGAAGCACCAGTTGATGAATGTGGCGATATGCCACCAGCACCAATGGGCATGGATTCAAAACCAGATACTCCTCCACCGAGCATGAGTGTAAACATTAATGCACAAGGCATGGATGACATTGGCGAGTTGATGAAACTGTTAACTAAAGTTAATCCAGATATGATCAACCAAAAAGATTCTCCAACATCACCAATGAGCATTGAACCAAGTATCACATCAATTGCTCCTAGCCTTCCACCATTAAAAATGTTACCTGACTTAGATGCAGACAATGATGATATGCCAGGCGGCGAGAAGGATATCGAAATCAAAGGTCTTGATCAAGATCATGATGGCGATCATGACATGAACGACCATGACATGGAGAAAAAAGACAAAGATGAAGCATTTGGTAATTCTGTAGGCGACAGCGAACCAGACTACAAAGACATTAGTGCTAACCTACCAAATGGTAACGACTTAAATAGACCTAAGAAAAGTTTCAGCGGCAAGGCTTATCGTGGAGATAATCCAATGGCTGCAGGTGCTTATGAAAGTAAAGAAACCCTACGTGCTAATATTCGTGCAGAGTTATTACAAAGATTAGCAGAAGCTAAAGGAGCGAAATAATGTCAGGATTTAAAATTTCAACCGAATCATTAAGACCAG